GCATCTAAACTTTGATACCTTCCATCCGATTCTGTCTTGGTATAAGCATCTGTTATGGCATACCCTGCTAATGTTGTTGGGTTCGTTCCTGATGTTACTAAACCTTTACTGTTTACTGTAACACTACGATAAGTGTTTGCGGTTACTCCACTATTTGCAAGTGTTAAAGCTATTGATGTCGTTCCTGACCCAGTAGCATCGCCCGTTATTGTAATGGTTTGGTTGCCACTTATAAATGTAGGAGTAAAATATTCCAATGCTGTTGCTCCTGCATTAACTCTAAGCATTTGGTTTGCCGTACCTATCGCTGATAATCCTGTTCCGCCCCTTGTAGTTGCTATTGCGGTGCCGTTCCAAGTTCCTGCCGTTATAGTTCCTAATGTTGTTATGCTTGTGGAACCTGCCCAACTACTTAGATCAGTTATATCACTTGTCGTTATAGAACTCCAAACACTTGTACCGTTTACATTGTTGCACTTTAAAAAATTACCACTTGTTGCACCACTTGTAATTAGTAAATTTGTGGTTCTTGTTGTTCCTAAAACATCAAGTGTATAGGCTGGCGTTGTTGTGTTAATCCCTACCAATCCAGTCGCCAAAATTGTTAATCTTGCATTAGACAATAATTGGTCATGAGTTAAAGATTTGTCAACAATTCCTGTATTTGGTACGGTAATAAAGTTTAATGTTCCACTATTACCAAACAGCATTCCTGCTGCATCATTTGCTCCTATGTTTCTAATCTTCCAAACCTTAACACCGCCTTCTTCAATGTATTCTGCGTTATTAAATATACCACCTCTTGCAAAGCCTGTGCCTGATTCTACTGAATTTGAAAAATAGGTATTTTGAAACCTTACAGAATTTCCAACTGCGTTGTTAACGTGTAATTTCGATGTAGTACTTGGAGTTGCTATTGCTATACCTACGCTCGTTCCATTGTCAAATATTTGGCTATTTGCAAACGCTGAACCACCCCATTTAGAAACAAAATTTGTTGTTAGTCCTGTGGGTGTAGTAAAATAAGAAGTTGTATCTAATGACCAAGTGTTTGCTGCCGTTTTTCTTAATATTCCACTTGTGCCTGCTAATGCAGCTATGGCTGTTAAATCTCCATCTAAAAGTTGATACCTCGAATCAAAACCTGTAAAAGTTGATAAATCACTAATGTCCGCATGACCTATTGAAGCCCAAACATTATTTGATGTACCACGTTTTAAAAACTGACCACTTGTACCTGTTACTCCAGATATAGACAATAAACCTGTATAGTCAAGGCTACCATTAAAGTAATTATATGTAATACTTGAATCACCTATCGCAACAGTGTTATTCCCTTTGCCTCTTAAATTAGCACCGATTACAATTTCATTTAACGAACTATCAGCCAAAGGTCTTGAGTTTCTTCCTATGAAAATACCATCTGTTGATATTGTTAATGGAAGAGTTCTGTCTGCGTTTCTACCAGCAAAAGCACCTAAAGCAACGTTTCCGCTACCTGATATTACATTACTTAAAACCTCGTACCCTAATCCTGCGTTTGTGGTTGTGGTTTCTGATGCATCTAATCCAAAGTGACCAACAATAGTGTTTTGGGAATTTATGTTTCTATCAAACTTCCCAACATCTTTGCCAATGTAAACAGCGTTATTTGAATCAAAAGTAATGTTTATTCTCCCTTGAACTTCAAGTGATGCATTACTTATGATTGTACCATCTCCAAGACTTACCCCAGCTACGACCTTGATTCCAGAAGCAACTAATTGCTTTCTTGTTGAACTTATGGTATTAACAGTAAGTATTTCACCACTAACTGCCGTTGTATCAGCCGTTTTGTGAAAAGTATCGTCTGATTCTGTCTTGGTATAAACATCCGTTATTCCATAACCCGCCAAAGTTGTCGGGTTTGTTCCTGCCGTTACTAAACCTTTGGCGTTGATTGTAACACTTCTGTAAGTGCCTGCGGTTGCTACGTTTGCCAAAGTCAAAACTCCAGACACATCAGCACTGCCGTTAAAACTAACCGACCAAGTACCATCGCCTGTTGCAGATATTGTTCTTGCAGTCGTTAATATAGGTGAACTTGCAACACTTACAACACCACTACCATCTATTGATAATCCTGTTCCTATTTTGATTCCACCCAAAACAGAAGCTGTCGCTATTGGTAAGGTTAAGAAATTAGACCTCTTTAGCCATGCCGTTCCATTCCAATATATTTCATCTCCTGCTGCGTAAGTAATCCCAAGATATGTTCCTGCGGTGTTAACCACATAATAATCTCCTGTTGTAGGACTTGCACTTGGTGCTACACCACTATTTGCTGCCCATTCTCCAATGTACCTTTCAGAACTCAAAGGAGTGACCCATTCACCAGTTCCATTAACATTATTACACTGCCAAACTTTACCCACCGCAGCACCATTCGTAATTCTTAGATTTGTTGTTCGGGTAGTTCCCAAAACGTCTAATTCGGTCGTTGGTACTGTGCTTCCTGCTCCTATTCCTACATTACCTCTGAAATGGTTTTGGGCTGTGCCATTAAAATAAGCTCCATATCTATTAGTGCCAGATGCGATAGTACTTTGAAACCCATAAACATTTGTAAATCCCGTTGGGTTTGCTTGAGCCCTGAAATTTACAAAAAGTGTACCTGTACCTGAAACAGTGCCTATTTGCGATTCGTAAACAATTAAAGTAGGCAATGCAAAGTTAGCCTGATTGACAACTGCTCTAAACATAAAAGCACTATTCGTTACATCGCTTTGTATTTGACCGCTACTCCTAATACCTGATGCATCTACACCGCCAGTAATATTTTTGGCAACCAAAAGAGAATTAACCCCAACCGCTCCGCCACCAATTATGACATCGTTTGTAAACCTTGCCCCACCTGCTACATCTAATTTATAAGCTGGGCTAAAAAAACCAATTCCGACATTTCCATTTCTATCTATTCCTAATGAGTTAAGAACTGTATTGCTCGCATCTCTTGACCTGAATACAAACCCTTGACTTGCTTGTGTTGCTTCAAAAAGTAAATCGCCTGTACTATTATGTGTTTGTGCTGAAACTCCAATTAACGCACTTCCTACTCCTGAGCGTTGTACTTGAATCTGATATGGTGTTGCTGTAAACACATGAAGCGATTGCGAAGGAGTTGTCGTACCTATACCAACAGAACCAAGTGCATTTATAACCATTGATGGTGTAGAACTAGTAGTCAATCCAGTAGCAGCGTTTCTGTTTGCCCTATAAAAGTTAATTGCACCATTAGCTCCCTCTATCCAAGACATCGGTGTTGATGCATCGGCTACGTCAGTGTCATCAAAAATTATCTTGCCACCACTTGAGTGTCTTAAATATAATCCTATTGACCCATCAATTGTAAGGTTAGATACTGGTGTTGTTGTGCCTATACCTACATTTCCAATCTCATTAATAACTAACCTTGAAACTCCATTTGTAGAAACACCCCAACCATTAGCCATTGGCGTATAAATACCTGTTGTTGTATTTGCTGAAAGTGTTATCTTAGGTAGTGCAGCAGTACCCCCTTCGGTACTCATAATATTTCCAGCAACTGTTAGTTTTTGACTTGGTGTTGCCGTTCCAATTCCAACATTAGCAACACCTCCTAATGTAGTTATATTGCCATTATTCCATATTCTTAGTCCTTTTGTGGCAGCAAAATTTGACCAATATATGCTACCACTCGAAGCTCCCACAAACCCATCTTTATCTAATGTACCATCATCTTTTAATCTTATATTAGCTCCCACAAAGTCAGCAAAAATAGTACCTGCTACTCTACCACTTCCTGAAATATTAAAATTACCTGTTTGTAAACTTGTGCCGTTTACTATATAATTTCCAGTTCCCAAAGTTGTTGCAATATTAGCAGCAGTAGCAACTTGAAATTCACCTGTAGCATTTGCAAATACAAGACCTGATATAACATCTGTCTGTCTTATACCACCAGCTATTTGCAAAAGTTTTATACCGCTTGGTGTAGTTGTTCCAATTAGAACATTACTCCCATTGTCAAAAATTTGCGAGTTGGTTAACCCTCCAGTTGCGTTTGACCACTTGCTTACAAAGTTTGTCGTTCCTGTTCCTGATACAATTCCTAACTCCGCAAAAGTCTTGTTCTTCCATAAACTTGTACTTGATTCATAAGCTAAAAGATTATTGTTCGCCAACGTACCAATGGCTACATCGTGAATCTCATCAAGTTCAAAGCCGTTTTGTACTTTTACAAATATTACCCCCTGCGTTGCATGGCTTCTTAAACAAAATCCAACTACCACCACGTGATTGGGTGCTGATGGCTTTGTAGTTGTCATTCCTCCAGCAACTGTTGGGCTCAAATATATCGTTGCACCTTCGGCAAATGCGGAGGTGTTTATGCCCTCAAGGTTTCCAAAGGTTGTACAAAATGCTTTTTCTCCACCCGTTACGGTTTCCGCTATAATACCAAATGTTTTACTGCTTGTACTTTCTGCGTTTGCCTGTGCTAACCTTACAGTCTTATTAATGCCATCACTTCCTGCTGTATAAACTACCGTTCCTTTTGTTAATCCTGCATTGTCAGCACTCTTAACATAAACGATTGAACTTTGACCTAAACGGTAATTAATATTTCCGCCTTTTAAGCCAAATTCTAATGTTCCAAATGTATCGTTCCAAATTGTCTTAGCAACACCAACAGTTTGAGCCGTTGCCACGTTATACTGAACCGCTCCAACGTCTAATCTATTATCTAAAAGGTCTAATCCTGTGGACTTAATTTGTCCAATATTGATATTATTCCTTATGATATTAAAATCGAAGTTATAAAGCGTTCCCAGCTTCTTAGTCGCTACCGTTGCAGTGTTTCCCTCTTGTAACCAAGCTAAATCCTCAATGTCTTCTAATAAAGCATAAGTACCATCTTTTGCTGGCTTTATTAGTGTAAAATTGCCTTCCGTATCTTCTGCAACGTCTTGAATGCTTCCATCGCTTGCAGTCCTTAAAAAAACGTCCGTTGAGTATAACCTGCTGATTCTAAAATCTTGTCTAAGGCTTAAACTCTTTTGCCCATCGGCTAAAGTATTAATTTGAATATTTTTGTCAACAAACTTTAAATTAAGGTTGTCTCCATACTTTCTATTCATATCGATATCAACTTGATTAAGAATAGAATCAATATCTAAATTAACATCCGATTCGTAAACTGGTAATTCTTCAATCGTATCAGCATTAACTCCCAATCCGATTGTCTTAATATTAGCGTGCTTTAATTTATAGTTGTATTCATAATTATGTATTCTGTGCTTTTCGCCATCAATATCTAATAAGTCTCCGAACTCAATATTTGCAATTACCGTTCCTTGATAAAACTTTTGTCTTTGAGATAAAACACTCAAATAAGAATCAGCAATAAATTCTTCAATAGGTAAAGAATTGTACAGTGTTATTGGCTTGGTTGTTGATCCGTTAAAAAATAAAGAATCATAAGCAACCGGAAACGATGGATAACCTACACCAAGTTTTATCGTTAAATCTCCACTTCTATCTTTTTGGCTTACAACCCCGAACTTTTTAGTAAAACCATTTAAGGAGTTATTGTTAATTTCCTCTGCTGTTATATCAATATAATCTATTTGAGTTGTTAAATCTAACGCTGTTGCACCTGTTGGGAAATCATCTCCTAACCTTTCTGGCATAAATACCCTAACGTAAATTTTATAAGGCAAATCAGAAACAGCGTTAAGATATGGATATGGCATAAATTCACCATAAACTGGTATAACGTTTGAAAGAACTGGAGGTGTGTCTGGTAAAAGAAAAGGAACTTGAGGTACTGTTATTACTTCTTCAACACCATCTTTAAAATCTGCTGCATAAATAGGTGTATTAACTCCTGATACTGCTCTATACCAACTTCCTTCATTTGTTAAATAATAAAAGTTTACATCTAAATCTTGAACTGCTATTATTTGCAGTCTTAAATTTTTTATAAAACTACCTTTTGTAGATTTAAACTTAATCTTTATTTCCTGTTTAGGTGTAAGTTCAAAACTACTTTTAAAAGGAAAATAAGTTGTTGGTGGACTTTGTACATAAGAACTGTCAGGCAAATTACTCGGTTCTGTAAACCAAGTATTGCCTTTGTTTGTCAAATAGCCATTTGTGATTTCAAACAACAAAGGTGCAAGCCCCTCAAAAGTCCAACCTGTTGCATTATCAAAACCTGAATTTGCATTTAAACTTCTTGATATGGATTTAGCCTTTTCAATGGTTACGCTCTTTTGGCTGAACATAAGCCCAAAATCGCCACCTGCTATCCTTGTTACGCTCTCATCTGGTCTTGTGTATGTTGTGCTTGCTTGAAGAACTCCAGCATTACTATAAGTCCTTTTTACGCTATTCGCTTTTGATATTTCTGCGATGTTTTTAATATCCCATCTTCCATCTGTAAACGTAAATTGTCCGTATTGCTGAATTATACTATTAATAACATCATAACAACTTAACCCCTCAAAGAACTTATCTTCTATAAACGATTCGTAATAGTATGGCTTATTTAAATCTTCATCTCTTAAATCTACATTATCAACTACTGAATATCCAAAGCTATTGACGTATGGAATATTATTAATACATTCTATTATTACATCTAATAATTTCTTTCTTGTTCCTGTTGGTAAAAAAGTTATAGTTTTTAAATTTACCAATCCACATTCAGCACTTAAATTAACAGAATAAATCCCATCATTTAAATCTGAATCCGAACCTTCAAAAGGAACAATAATAGCATTGTATTGCAATACTGTATTCTTGTAAACAACCGCTACCGCATCGCCATAATTTTGACCGGTAAAGTCCACCGCATGAAACGAAGCATTCGAAATGGCTTCAATGCTAATAACTGAAGGAACAATTCCACCGAGATATTTCTCGCCAACGTCTTTATTGTAGGTTCGTGTTAATGGATTACCTCCTGCAATTAATTCTGTTGCTGTACCTGCAAAACCTTCGACCCAAATTTCTACTTTGTAATCGTCTGCGTCAATATCTGAAAACTCAAAGAAATATTTTAATGCCTTAGCCATTTGCTCTATTTACGTTATTTAATACCCCTACTAATGTATTGCCTTGAATCTCGAATTTTACGGTGTTGTTAAATCCTGATGGATTTTGGAATGGTACAATATTCCTTGCTCCTGTTGATGTACTAACAGAAGTGCTAGAATTGTTACCAATAGCAGAACCTCCGCCCATTAATGCACCTCCTAAAGCAATCAAACCAAGACCTGATTGTATTTCTTTTCCTGCAAAAGGAGATCCAGCAATTGAACTACTTAATCCTAAACCTATCGCTAAAAGAGCACTACCCATAGATATTGCCATTTGACCCAATGACTTCATAAAAGACGATAATACTTTCTTAAAGTCAAATTTAATATCTTTACTGAACATTGATTCAAAAATTCCTGAAAAAGTATCACCTAAACTGTTTGAAACAATATCCATTACTCCTTTAAGTACATCTCGCATTTTAAGGAATTTTTCAATCATTTCTGATTCCGCATCATCAATTCCATCTGTCCAATCTATCTTTAATTTCTCAAAAATTTTCTGATTACTTGGGAACTCTGGCAAATTTAATTCGCTAAATCTTGACCTTAAATTATTCCAATTATTTAATAAAAAATCGCTTAATCCTCCAATCTCTTGACCTAAGTCGCTTTTTAATCCTGTAATATTTAATGATTGTTCTTCGCTAAAGTTTAAAGATATAGGATTTACTGCTGGCAAGTCTTCTAAGCTTAAGATTTTCTCCATTTCTAAGGCATATTCTCTTTCTTTCTTTAGCCTTTCAGAAAACTGCTTATCCCTTTCCCTCATCTCATCGGAGTGCATTTTTTTAAATGCTTCAAGTCTTTTATAACCAGCATCTTTTATTTGCTTCTCTGTACCTCCTGTATCTACTTCACCGCTTGTTTTGCCAGTAAAATCAAGTAGATTTTTAAAATCTTTAAAACCATTTTTTACAGCGTTTAAAAAATCTTTAACTCCTTTTGTGTTCTTTTCGCTCCATCTTGATATTTTAGAAAACCCCGCTTCAAAATCTCCAAATGCTGTTTGAGCATCTATTAATCCCATCGCAAACAATCCAGCCCCTAAATTCGTTTTGAACTTAAAAAAAGAAACTTCTAAATCGTGAAAAAATTCTCTTACTTTATCCCATTCTTTTATTACATAAATTGCTGATGCTGCCATTGCTACTGCAAACAAACCTACTGGTGTAACCAAATATTTCAAATAACCTGATAACTCAATAACTTTACCAATAACTAACATTATAGGAGCAATTACTAAAGTTATTCCAGCCATTGCTAAAATAGCTTTTTTAGTGTTTTCATCAAGACCTTTAAATGCCTTTAATAAATTATTAATGTATGTTATAGCTTTAGTAAAATATGGCAACAATACATCTCCAAATGTGGTGCCAACTTCTTTTAAACCTTCTTGGAGTTTACGCATTTGGTTTGCAGCACCACCTCCCGTTCTTTCAAAATCGCCGTGTGCATTTTTTGTTTTATCTAAAACATAATTGTATCTTAATAAGACCTTTTCTCCTTGTGTTAATGTATCTAATTTACCTTTAAAACCTTTTGTTAATGCATAGGCTTGTAAATTTGCTTCTGTCATTACAATACCAAGCATTTTTAATGATTCTGTTTCTCCTGTAAATATTCCAGTTAGTGCTGCCTTTGCCTGATCTATTCCAATATTTTTAAATGATGCTAAATCTGCACCTAAACCAACTAAAGAAACTGACATTTTTGAAGCTTGCTCTTGAGTTAATCCCATTGATGTCGCCATGTCTCCAAAACCTGCCGCCATATCTAAAGCACTACCACGAGCAACACCAAACTTTTGTAAAGAATTATCTGCAAAGTCTTTAACATATTGTGATGCGTTTCCAAAAGCTACTTCAACTTTGTTTAAAGATTCTTCAGAATCAGAAGCTAATTTAATCATTTGTTTACTAATCAAAACCAAAGGTGCTGTAATCGCTAAAGACATTAACGAACCTATGTTTGACATTTTTTTACCAAACTCTTCAAATTTTTTGCTTGCTGAATTTAAACCATTGTTTAACTGATTAACATCAACGCCTATACTAACCTCTAAATCTGCCGCCATTATTTTAACATGTTTTTAAATAAATCAATACTTGCACTTTCATTATGTTGGATTCTGCTATCTAAATTTAAAGGTTTAATCTTTTCAGGTGTTATTGGTTTGCATCCCATGCTTGTATTATTAATCATAGTCATTAATTCCCTTGTATGCACCCATTTTAATTCCTCTCTTCTGTTATAACCCTCTCTAAGCATAAAGAACTCGAACAAAGTAAGCTCAATTATTTCACTTCCTTTTAGTCCGAGTTCCCCGTAACAAAATAATAAAATGTCAAAGTGACTTTCTTTTATGCTTTCACCTTTGTTTTTTTTTGTTCAACTTTTGCGAAACCTGAAAATAAAGCCGTTGTCATAATAGCAATATTACTTTCGTTTAAAAGCCCTTCTACGTCAATTAACAAGAACGTTTCCTTTTGCGACAAAGTATATTCTTCCTTTTTGTAAACAGAATAATTAATTGCAGCAAAATAAATTAATGACATAAAATTTTTCATTAATTGAATCGTGTCCGTATTGTCTCGCAAAGATTCCTCAAACTGATTAAATGACAATTTTCTGTCTTCGCAAAAATCCATAATTGCCATCATGCCAAATAGGCACGTCAGTTTAACTTCTCCCTCGCTATTTTTGAACTCTACTAATCCCTTCATATTATGGTGCTACTGTTGAAATAGTCGGACTTCCTGTTGGTGTTAAATCACAAGTAAATGTCGCTGCTTCGTCCTGTCCAAACGTCAAAGGTACACTTGTAACAAAGCATGCCCATTGATAAGTTGTGTCGCCCGTTGTTGTGGTCTTAAACTTAACAGTTAACTGTGTACCATTAACCAAAGCATCTACCAGTTGATCCACTTGGTTTGTGCCTGAAAAGTTGACCATTCCACTAATAGAAATTGAACCTTCTTTTAATCCTGCTATTACTTCTCTCCAACCGTTTGAATCTTTGGTTGTAGTGTCTATCGGAGACATCGTGAAACTAATTTCACTCGAATCTGTATCCGTTATTAAGGTTTCTGTTCCACCTGAAACGGTGTAAACCTTCATGTCTTTTCCGTTAAATTTTCCGCTTGGCATTGTATTATATTATTTTTCAAAAAATTTATGTTGCAAAATTGCTACTGTCCTGTAATTCGTTTCACTATTACCATCATTGAACCCATCAAAACTACCACTTAATTCTAAACTGACAAAATTAAATATTGTACTTGTTAAATTAATTGTGTCTCTGCTTGGATTAACTATTGTTAAAACTGCGTTTAATATATCGTCCGCTTGTTTCCTGCCTCCGTACGTTGGTATAACCTCTGTGTTAACTTCAATATTTAACGTTGCAGTTCCTCCGAAATTGTCCTTTGTATTTTGGTCTTCGGTCTGAACGTATGAACCTAAAATTATAAATGGTCTTGGTGAATTAATCGGTGCTTCCATGTCGTAAACTTTTACAACGTTTCCCGAACTTGTTATGGAGTTCCCTATCGCTGTAACGTAAGCTTTCCGTAATTCATATCCTGCCCATTTCATAACCTCAAATCTTTAATAATCTTTTTTAAATCTGCTTTAAAAATTGGAACTTCACTTGCCCAGCTTGGAATCAAAAATGGTCTTGGTTTTAATTTCCCTTTGCCGTTAACAAAGAAACTCATCGCCATTTTATCAAATCCTTCCGGAACTTTTACAAACTGTCCTGTTCCAAACTCTACATAAGGTGCATAATCTTCTGTCGCTGAAATTCTGCCTATCAATCCGTTTGTATCAATTTTTGCCTTAATGCTTTGTTTTAGTTTTCCTTTATCTACCGGAACGATTAAAACAGCTTTTAGTTGTATGTTTTGAGTAGCTTTCGCAACTGCAAACTTTGTTCTTGTGGTTACTTGAGCGTCAAGGTTTCTTAGTTTTGCCTTTAGTGCCTGCATCCCCTTCACTGTTATCTCTGCCATGTGCTAAACCTTGTTTTATCCAAATTAATGCTATTTCCTCATCCACTTCTTTTTCTTCTCCCTGACCCACAAGACCATATTTCAATGAATCAATATTTTTCAGTGCTGTTACTTTCATTTTGTTGCAATTCTAAGTTTTAAAATCTTATTTCTATTTTCAACGTTTTCAACGAATAATATTCTGTAATCCTTAGAATTGTATCTAACCAGCATAGTATCGTTAATCGTTACTTCGTTCCTAATCCAAACATCAAACACTTCCTGAAATATCTGTATTCCTTGACCATCAATCTTAGCCCTGCCATTAGGTACTATTTTAGCCAATATTTCAAAAGACAAAGTTTTTGTGCTGGTATAACCTCCGCCACCGTCTGCCGTTGGTGTTACAGTATAAAAGCCGATTTGGTCTCTAAGGTCTCCAAAGTTTAAAACTACATCAGCCATGAACTTCTATATTTTAAAGCCGATTCTCTCCAGTTGTTTGGGAGTAAATTGCTTGTCGTTAATGTTATGCCTGTTCTAAACTCGAAATCCTCTCCTACCTTCTTTATGACTATCATTTTAAGGTTATCGCTTAAACTTGCATAACCTGCTGTGTATGTCACTTTGATTGGATCCTTTGATGTTAACTTAACCTTTGGATTATTTCCACCTCCTACAGTAAAAGAAACCGATGCATTGTCCATATCAACGACTGCAATACTTCCTTGTAACGGTATAACTGGTAAGTTAAAATATTCATTTACGCTTTCGAATTGAGCCTCTACGCTCGTGGTTACTAATGCCTGCTTAATGTATAAACCAACTTCTTGCCTTGCTGATTCCAACAATATTGCTAACAGTGTATCATGAACCGAAGTACTTATGCCTAAGTAAGATTTAACCTCACTTAAAGTAATAAGTTCGTTGCCTGTTTCGGTTTGTGTACAACTATTTAATATTGTCCTTGTCATTTCGTTAGCTTTCTTTCTTTTGTGACTACTTTTTCTGCTTGGATAATATACCCTTCTTTAATTAGGTCATGTGCAGTGTAAGACTTTAAATTTACTTTGTCTCCTACCTTGTAACCGTTAAATTCTTTTTTTACTTCAAACATATTTTAAATTTTAAAAAAGGGAGGAAATTAATCCTCCCCTTGTGTTATGATTAAGCAGTTTCGAGTGCAGCTTTTGCGGTGCTAAATACACCTTTTACAATTACTGGCGTATCGTTTGCAGATACAAATTGTACCAATCTTTGCTCAACAAGAATAGTTTTCTTGTTTTGCGTAAAGTCGTTGCCATCCATGCCTATCTGAATTGAAAGACCTTCTCTGAACAATACGTTTGCCACTGAAGTGTCACCACCGATAAACTCTCCAGCAGTTACCGCTGTTGTTGCTATTACTCTCATGCCATAGATAACCATGTCACCAGCGAAATCTGTGTACTGCTTGTAAAGCGGCTCGTTTGAGCTTGACTTCAAAGTTTTCATTTTCGCTATCGTGCTCGGGTGTACAAACACCGCTGTTGGAATACCGTTAGCAATCTCAACCTGTAAAGCCATTGCGTTTAATACGTCAAACTCGTTGGCATTATCAACCGCCAAAGCCAAAGCACCGGCACTGAAAGTAGTTGCATAAGTCTTCAAACCTTTCAAATTATCACCTGTACCATCGCCAGTCAATAGTTGGTTTTCAGTTACTACTGAAACTCTTTTTAACAAGTTGTTTTGAACGTATGAAGCCAACTGCCCAGCATCTGCCAACATCTCTGTTGTAACTTTACCGTAAACGGCAATTTTACCTACCGGCATTGTCTTCTCTTTGTAAAGAACAGATAATTGCGTTTTGGTATCTCCTTCACCGATAAAGATTGGGTTACCTTGTGCATCTTCTTCTTCAACCCAAAGAGCGTGCTTTGCTGTTGTTGAACCCACCGAAACGTTCGCCAAATATCTTTCTTGTCTTTGTCTGATTACAGAAACAATGCCTGTGTTTTGCGTAATCGTTTGGAAAGTTGTACCTGCTTCAATGGTGTTATCAAGACCCATTGTCACTGCAGCTTTCAAATACAACGGCTCTGTTTGCTTGCCATCAGATTTAACGATTCTGTCTATTGATTCTCTTTGCTCTTCAATAGAGTTTAAAATTGCTTGCTTAATAGAAACAACCTCTTTTGTCTTGCTTTCTGCATTGTTCTTCAATTTCAATTCCAAAGCATCTACTTGTTTTGCAATGGCATCCTTAAAACTGTCAAATTCTGCCTTGTCAGCCGACTTCTCAATCTTTGCAGCCAATTCCACCGCCTTAGCTTCAATTTTTGCACTGGCATCGTTTGTGGCATCTCCTTTAGCTTTCTCTACCAAACCTTTTACCTTTTCAAGCAATTCTGTTTTTGCTGAATTTAATTCTTCGCTCATTATAATTCTTTATTTAATTCTTTTAAAAATTTAACTATTGATTCATCTTTAGAAACCTCCACTGTTTTAAGCGATTCAGGTGCTTTTACGGTCTGAGTGCTTTTAATTGCTTCAATTTCTTCAAGTATAAAATTTTTGGTAAACTCTAACTGTAACTCCAAAAGAGGAAACATCTCATCTGTAAACGTTCCCTTTTTTAATGCCTTAGTTAGCTTTTGCATTCTTTCAAATGCTGTAATAATGTTATTATCAAAATGGCTTTTGTACAAAGACTTTAATTCTACTGTTGGTGTTTCTGGATTTGCTCCCCAAACCACTGTAGAACCTTCGTACAATTTAGCTTCTGTTATTGAAGTATATTCTGTGCCATCTCCGGACTTCTTGGTTTCCCATTTGTCTTTTGGAACTGAAAACATTACTGAATGCTGGGAAACTAAACCTGCTTGATATAATTTTAAAATATCATTGCCATGCGTTGTATCTACTATTTTAGAAGTCATTTTTAAGCCAAATGAATCTTCTTCAAACTCTGGCTTGGATAAAACAAATTCGGGTGAAGGTCTATGATTGCTTAAATGGAAAAGTTCATCTGTTCCGCTTTTGCCTCTGGCATTAATGGATCTGGTGTAGGCTCCTTTCATTATCATGTCACCATCCAAGTCTATATTGCCAAACTTAGACACATAGGCTACTACTGTCCGCCCTGATAAATCAAGAATATCACCATTTATACCTTTACTTTTCATTTGTGCAAAAAAAAATATTTACACAAAAAACGACAAAAGGAATAGTTTAATTTGTGTAGCGATTCCTAAATAGCTATTTTTGTACTTTAAGTTTTCTTAAAAGTATGACCCAAGAAGAAAGAGAAGATAAAACTGTGACATCCCAGCAGGTTGCTGATTACTTCGATATTGCCATTAATACGGCAAAACGTTACTGTAAGAATGCAAGGTTGCACTATGGAAAGAACCCAAAGGAAATGGTAACTCTTGGGCAAGTGAAAAGAAGTAATAGGTTGGAAAAATAGTTTTAATTGTTAAGGTAAATTTAATAACTACTGACTTTGTCGGTAGTTTTTTTTTGTGCATAAAAAAACGATTAATTTAAAATTATTTTTAACAGAAGTCCTTTCAGTAGATTTCTAAGGTAATTCAAAACACTTGGTCTTTCAGTTATTGCCTGTTCCTCCTCCGTTGGTGCTATTGGTATGTAATGAACGCTGCACCTGCAATTCACAATATTTGAAGCCCCAGCACCATGCTTTGGATCTGCTGGGTATTCCATGTATTCACCACCAACTAAAAACAATTCATTCTTGGGAATTGCAGGCTTACCCATCATTGCTCCATGCTCTGGTCTTTCCCTTCCGTCAAGTCGTGGGATCCAAATTTTATTTTGCTTAAAAGGGATTCCGTTTGATAATACCTTTGTTGACTTGCTATTGGCGTGCGTTGTTTCTGTTCGTGCTATTCGTAACGCTCGCATTTTTGAAATAGTGCCTTCTGTAACTTTTTTGATGTTTCGGGCTATCTGGTCTTTGGTTAGGTTTAACGCCAAACCATCTTCAATTTCTTTTTTAATTAACGCTCGGGTGTAATCATTGATTTTTACAATGTTTGCACCAAGCCCCATCTTTTTAGCTTCGTCTGCTGTCTGTGCAATTATCTCTTCACTTCTGAAACCAATATTAATATCTTGGATTGCATCTTTGTTTAATTTGCCCCCAACCTGTTTAATCATTATTTTAAGGTTAGAAACTAATAAGCTGGTCATTGCCTGTAAATAAAACTCTTCATACGCCTTTGCGATTGGCTCTGTATCTAAAAGCACATTCAAAGAAAATAATGTGTCCATTACGCCCCTCTGTTCGTAATATGGCATTACTCTTTCGGCTGATTCTTTTAAAGCATTGTAAAAGATTTTATAACCTTTTTTTTCTACCTTAATAAGTTCCCTTTGAATTGCCTTTGATAATAATACTTTCTCTTGCTTGGTCATAGATTTAAGTTAGAACCTTGTACCTGTGGCAAATCAAACATAATATCATCAAGAATCTTTTTGCTACCGGAAACTAAAATCTTGTCCGCATTTTCACCTGTATAGGCATCGTACTTGATTACATCTCTGATTTCATTAATAGTTACCGATTCTGTTTTCATCAATCTTTCAGCAACCTTAAACAGTTCCTCGTACATCTCGGGAAACTCTGTGTAATCAAAATCAATGTAAAGGTCTTCGCCATAACTTGGACACAACCACGAATTTAATCCGTTCTTCAATGCTTCAAGTTCTGGTATTACGCCATCTGTTACGCTTGAAACTTTGCCCTGTTGCATTGTGTCGTAACTTGCCGATTCGTGGTCATTAAGAACCACCATTGAGTTGACGTGAAACAAACTGCACCATGCTTTATCATCCACACTCTTTGATGCAAGTATATTTAAATCGATTGGACTTAAACCAAGGTCAAGTGAACCCAAAGGTATAGAATTTAACGCTATCCCTCCATTTCCTGCTTCCTTAATAGTTTTCCTTAACTTCTCGTTTGCGTTGCTCTCTTGGCTATCGCTCGGCATACTTATGGAACTAAGCTGGTCTGGTGTAAGGTTTGGAAATACTATTTTCTTTGCACCCCTGTTCTGCATCGTTTCTGTTTCTGCGTCTAAGGCATCCGAAGATTTCTGTAATAGCTTTCGGGCTGACTTAAATATCGAAGTGCCATCAAAACCGCCAGCAACTGGTGAAAAGGTTTTAATTACACAAACTTCTTCTGTCGCTATCTTATTAAGTGGTTGTCTCTTATCTGCATAGTTGGCTATTACTGTCGCTCCTTCTCCTGATTCAGAAATTATGTGCTGGGCTGGTAGTAAGTATATCTGCTGAAATCCTTTTGTCCTGACGCTATTCTCTACCCTTGAACCTTTGATAAAACAACGCCCTACAAACTTTTTGTAAACTAAATATCCGTAAACAAACTCATCCCAATTTTGTGTCGGGTTTGGCTTATTAAGCAATTCAACCAGCGGGTGATCCTCCAGTTCTACCGTTTCAAATGCTTTTTTCTTTAGCTCATTAATTTTTGCAATGTTTTTGACATTGAAATTAGATTGATAGGCTTTGTATTGCTTTAGGGCTGTCTTGTTCTTTACCCTGTACACAATCGGGCTGACTGATGCCATTTTACGAGCAACCCAGTCGGTAATGGTAAAAATAACGTGATTGCCTAAAAATCCTTGGTCAATATAAACTTGCGTTTCGTCTCCGAAATAAACCAAAGGTCTATAACCGCCAAAATCTCCGTTATAAACAATTTTGACCACTTGCGGGTCTTGCACCTCAATAGCCTTCTTTCTATTTAACCCTAACCACTTTAAAGCCCCCATAATTAATGTTTTAAATGCAAATGTATAATTATTTTACGAAATATCCCAAAGGTTGAATTTTCCCTTTAATTCAAACCAGTAACGCATAGCTATCATATCAGCATAATCAGGAGAACGTCCTAATTGCTCTTTTATATCGTCTTTTGATAGAACACTTTTTTTGCCATCCTTATCCATGTTTTTTTGTTTAACATATTGCAGTTCTTCTTCAATAGCTTGTTTATGTTCACCATCGACTCCAAAATAAACTTGATTAGAGTTAATTCTATCACTTATTCCAAAGTAACATTGAGATTTTAAATTAGCATAATTTTGTTTTATTCCTTTTACTTCCAATGGACTTGAATTATTAACAAACCCTTTGCACTTTACAAAATCAACAACGCCACCACCTACTCCATCCTCATCAACTATGATATTACTTAAAGGTATTTGATTTTCAATCCTTAGCCTTTCTAAAACTTCTTTTACTTCATCTAAACCACTTTTAGCTATTGTAACTATCTTAAATAACCTAAAACCACTCCATACACCAATCACTGTTTTGTCACGCCCAAATCGAGCTATATCTGCAACAATGTACTTTTCGCCTTTTTCTACAAATGTATTTGTAAATGAATTTAAAATATTTTCATAAGGTATTAAAATAGTCGGATCGTCTGAATATTCCCAATTTCCAAACAGTAACCTTTGTTTTGAATTTTCGTCTAATGTAAGTAAGTTGTTTCTGTAATGCTCTGATATATTTGGATTATCAGTAAGTAACGATTGAATAAACTTTTTATTGTCGGCTAAAGTTTGTTTTTTAGAAGGTTGATAAAATTCTGAATATGTCCAGTTTTTTGCAGGATTGCAAGTCATTAATATTTTAGGTATTAAATTATTTTGGTCTAAATTATACCTTATTCTTGACTTAACAATATTTTTTGCTTTTTCTACAATTTGGTTACATTCGTCTATAAAAGCATCGGTTATTTCTAAAGAACCAAGTTCATCAAAGTTTGGATCACTTGGATAAAGAAATAAGTCTTTAAGTAATATTTGGCTACCATTAGAAAAGTAGATAATATTAGATTGTTGATTGTACTTATAATGTGTTCCAGCCTTTAATCCTTGTTCTTTTGCAACAAAAAAGAAAGATTGTAATGTAGTTTCTTTTAATGTTTTTAATGATGCTCTACCAATTAATCCTTTTGTTTCAGGATACTTTAATCTTTGTTTTATTTGCCAATAACACCCAAGTATTGACTTTCCACCTCCAGCTCCGCCCCCAAAAAGTAGCTCAATAGTTTTATTGTCTTCTAAATAATCTAAGGCAATAGTTTGTTTTTTACTAAGCCTCACTTTCGTAAGTTTTTTGTTCGTTCCAAACTATTGAAACTTCGCCAGATATATTAGCATCAGTCTTATCTATAAGACCTAACTTACGAGCAATTATGTTCGGGTTTAGAAGTCCAGCAGCTGCTCCTTCAAACTGTTGTGTGTCTATAATTTGCTCTATATGTGTAGTGATATGCAAAAAATCATCCTTTTTTTTGTAATTTTTAAATGTATTTTCAACAATACCAAGAAAAGTACAAAGTCCACCCTTTGAAAAAGGACGCATTTTAGGCATTTCTACTTTTATGGCATCTTTACCTTTGTAATCAATTTCAATAAGCGGGTTATTTTGTACCCATTCGAAATACTCATTAGCTTTTTCTCCTAATTGTTTAGGGTTATCATAAATACATTCCCTACCATCAGTGTTTCTTAGTTTATAATATTCGTTCCCCTTTTGAAATCCCATAACTGATTTTTTATGTAAAAATAATTATTATATTTGTCTTTTCATTGTTATATATTTTAAGGTTAAAAAAAACATACTTGCTATTTTAATTAAGATAGCAAGTTTTTTTATGCAAAAATACAAAGTTTTACAAGATAAAGTTTCCTACAAAAAGGATTTAAAATATGCCTCCGCTGGTGACATCGTTACCTGCATCTGCTGGCATGGTGATGTATGTATCGTCCAAAACGTCAAAGGCAATAGATTCTCCATTCATAAAGACAAACTTTCGCTTTTGTAATTGTAGATATATTTAAGCCACGTTTTAAAGCCTCTTTTTAAAGGTTTCTTTTCGTTTTGTTTAATCTGCAATACCTTTTGCAATAAATCTTCGTTTATTTTCATTTCATCCAAGGTTGTTTCTCTTTCGAGAAGTTAATAAAAAAGGAATTGGTGCAAGCCACATATTTATGGGTTTGGTTTTCGTAAATCTTTATAATTGCCCCGTAAGCATAGGCTTTTTGGGAATCCCAAAAGTAGCCAATATCTCCAACCTGTGGATCTTGTGGTTCGTTCGGGTTTCTTTCTGATGCATTTGCATAAAAGCCAAACAAACACTTGTAAGAGTGAGTTTTATCATTATTCTTATACAAAACCAACCTAAACTGTGCGTCTAATTTATCATCATCCCAAACCCACATTTCCTTACCAATCAGTTCAATGCCGTACTTTTCGTTAATTTCTTCGTTTGTCATAGCTTTTTCTTTATTATTCATCCCTCTTGGAAACATAATTGTAAAATTGCAAAGCCGCCAATAATATGTAAACTACAATAAGCACAGGCAGCGTATGTGCTTAATAGAGATGATATTTTTGTTTAATTTTCACAGAGTATCGCAGATGATACTCTGTGCTTTTTTGGAGTCTTGTCATAGGTCATAAATAATCATTAATCACCTAAACCCCTCAGGAGCATCCCTCAAAACCTCAAATTCATACACCCACACAAAAGGATTAGCATCCCATGATCCTTTGCCGTTAATAGACTCCCAAAGTGATTTATAACTTTTAATAGGGCATTTTACAAAAGCTGTATGCTTAGATAAGTAATTTTTATAGCCAACTGAATATCCAAAATGTTTACGAAAAGCTTCTGACATTAATTCCTCAGTTAACAAACCCTCTTTTTCGGCATCTTCTTCAGTTATATCAGTCAACCTCTCCACCCTTACATCAGTCACTTTCAGCCAAAGCCTGCAAGCCTCCTTTGGCATAAATAACGAAGGCCTCCAATTATTACACCCAATAAAAGCATTGTCGGCCTTATAAACATTCTTCCCAACCCCTTTAAACAACTCCGCCTTAGGTACAATGGAAGTATCAAAATACGTCTCTCTTACCCAAATAATATCACCGATAGCGTTTGGGATTTTTGTGCCCAACCACATATTTTTAAGGCTATTAACGTCTTTAAAATATGCTTGATCGTGTAGCACTGCTGCCAAGCTGGTTTTCTCTAAATCAAATCCAGCTTTAACCACACGCCTAGTTTGTGTTTTTGTTCCCCTCAACAACGCATGTACCATCAGCGTTGAAAAAAGCATCGGGCGAAAAACACCACCCGATTTTACTATTTTTTTAGTCTTACTTGTTTCCATTTTCTTCTAAGTTTTTAGCCTCAATAAGGCCGTGTTAAATAATTCATTCTTTCCTTATTTTTACCAATTACCTCCAGCTTAGCAATTCTCCTCTCCAGATTAACCATTTCACGTTATTTTCTTGTAGCTCAAGCCCTTGACAAAACTCTTCTATGAGGCTATACATAGACTGACTATCAATATCATTTGTGTTTGCCCAGCCTGCTATCTCGCTGGAGATTTTGGCTATTAGGTCTTTTTGTTTTTCGTTTGGTTTCATTGTTGTTTTTTTTATCCGTAAATATTTTTGTTAGG